CCGTTGCTGCCTTGGCAAGAATACGTACTTGAGGATATGTTGAAGGTTGATACCGCTGGGAACTTCCAGAGAAAGAGCAATTTATTGTTATGCGCTCGCCAAGTAGGTAAAACTCACCTTGCACGTATGCGTATCTTGGCAGGACTCTTTCTCTTTGGGGAAAAGAACATAATTGCAATGTCCTCTAATAGAAACATGGCATTAGACACCTTTAGGCAAGTAGCCAACACTATTGAGGATAATGAGTTTCTGAATTTGCAAGTAAGGCAGATCAGATACGCCAATGGTCAAGAATCAATTACTTTACTTAATGGCGCAAGATATGAAATTGTAGCCGCAACAAGAGACGGCAGCCGAGGTAAGACCGCAGACTTCCTTTACATTGACGAATTACGTGAGGTAAGCGAGGAAGCATTTAAGGCAGCAGTTCCAGTAACAAGAGCAAGACCTAATTCTCAAACTTTAATGACTAGTAACGCCGGCGATGCGTTTAGTACGGTCTTAAATGATATGCGTGAACGTGCGCTTGATTACCCTAGTAAGACTTTTGGGTTTTGGGAGTATTCAGCACCTTTAGCGGCTAGGACTGACATTCGCAATAAAAAGTATTGGGCAATGGCTAACCCTGCCCTTGGTTACACCATTACCGAGGAAGCAATTGAGGAATCTATTGCTACTAACTCGATTGAAGCCACTTTGACTGAAACTTTATGTATGTGGATTGATTCGCAGGTTAGTCCTTGGACTTTTGGCTCAATTGAGGCTTGTTCTGTATCAGAACTGGCTTTGCCAGTCGGTGCCATGACTGTAATGGCGTTTGACGTTAGTCCAAGCAAAAGATCAGGCGCATTGGTCGCTGCCCAGATTATTGATGGCAAAATTGGTGTTGGCGTGATGGAAACCTTTAGTAGTGAGGTTGCCATTGACGAACTCAGAATGGCTAGTTCGATAAACGAATGGGCTATTAAGTATCGACCAGTTCAAATTGCCTACGACAAGTACGCAACCGCCTCTATTGCCCAACGGTTAACGCAAAGTGGTCATAAATTAATTGATATTAGCGGACAGACCTTTTATCAAGCGTGTGGGGAATTAGCCGACAGTCTTTCCAACTTAAGAATTGTCCACTCGGGTCAAAGTGAGTGGGTTTCGTCAATGAATAATTGCGCTGCTAAGTATTCGGACGCAGGTTGGAGAATCATCCGCAGAAAATCAGCCGGCGACGTGACCGCCGCAATTTCAACTGCTATGTGCGTCCACATGTTGAGCAAACCTATCTCAGTTCCTAAGATTTTTGTCTAACCATTGTGATATACTTCACCAATGGGATTTTTTCGTAATTTAATCGGATTAGAACCAAAACCACAAATTTCGGCTCAACTAGCCCCACCGGTTGTCGCTGACCCTTTTAATTTTTATTCTCAGTTTACTCCGTTTCAATCAGTAGGACGTGAGGAAGCAATCTCCGTTCCGGCAGTTATGCGTTGCCGCAATTTAATAGCCACAACAATCGGCACAATGGAACTTAAAACTTATTCCAAGGCAACAAAAGAGGAATTACCTAATTTACCTTGGGTTAATCAATTATCTAAGTCAGCACCTAACTCAATTATCCTTACCGCATTAATTGATGCGTTAATTTTCTACGGTACCGGTTATCTTGAAGTAGTTGAGGTTTATCAAGATGACAACAGACCAGCACGTTTTGATTTTGTTAACAACACTCGAGTTCAAGTTCAATTAAATAAATTAAACACCTTCGTTGATTTTTATACAGTTGATGGACGTGAAAGACCAATGTCAGGCGTTGGAAGTTTAGTCACATTCCAATCACCTATTGATGGAATATTACACGCCGGCGCAAGAATTTTACGTGCAGCAATAGATTTAGAAAAAGCAGCAGCAAACGCCGCATCCGTTCCAACCCCAGCCGGAATCTTGAAAAATAATGGCGCAGATTTAGGTGAAAAAGAAGTTGCAGGTTTATTAGCCGCTTGGCGTCGTAGTCGTGCAGAAAGATCAACCGCTTATTTAACTTCAAGTCTTGAATACCAACCAACAGCCTTTTCACCGAAGGACATGACGTATAACGATTCGTTGCAGTACATGAGCACTCAAGTGGCGAGATTAATGAACGTTCCGGCTTACTATATATCAGCGGACATGAACAATAGCCTTACCTACTCCAACATCCAAGACGAAAGGCGTCAGTTTGTAGCCCTATCCTTGCAACCTTACGTTAGTGCAGTTGAAAATCGTTTTAGTATGGACGACCTTACAAGCCAAACACAATTTATAGCGTTTGACATGGACTCCGGATTTTTAAGAGCCAATCCTTTAGAGCGTTTGAATGTAATCGAAAAAATGCTTCAATTGAATTTAATTACAGTTGAAGAAGCGAGAGAAATGGAAGAACTAAGCCCAAATGGAAATAATTAATTTTAGTGCAGATTTAGAGGCTTCCGAGTCTCGTCGTATTATCGCTGGAAAAATTGTGCCGTATGAGAATGAAATCGGCAATACCTCAGTTGGCAAGGTAATCTTTGAAAAAGGTTCTATTCAAATTGATGAACCTAGTAAAGTAAAACTTTTACTGGAGCATGACCCTAAATCTCCAATTGGCAGAATGAAAAAGGTAGATGAGGATGACTCAGGAATTTACGCTGAGTTTAAGGTCAGTAATACCACTAGGGGAACTGATAGCCTCATTGAGGCAAGCGAAAACCTACGTTCCGGCTTGAGTGTCGGAGTGGAAGTTATCAAAGGAAAAAACAGTAACGGAATTTATAGAGTTAGTGCTGCGAAACTTATGGAAGTCAGTCTGGTACAGGCTGCCGCTTTCCAGAGTGCCGCAGTCACTTCAGTCGCTGCGTCAAACGCAGAGGCAGAATCAACCGAAACCAAAACAGAAAATGAGGCAATTGTGGAAAACACAACTGAAACAACTGTTGCGACTGAGGTAGTAGAGACCCCTGCGGTTGAAGCCTCTCGTCCAACAGTATCAGCACCAATTTACACCAAGCCACGTCTTGAGTTCACAAAAGAGAAGTTTCTTGAGAACACACTTCGGGCGCAATATCTAAATGACGATCAAGCACGTCAATACATTGCAGCAGCAGCAGATACAACTGACAACGCAGGTTTAATTCCTACTCGTCAATTAACTGAGGTTATCAATCCTCTATCAAATGCAGATCGTCCATTTATTGATTCGATCTCAACCGCTGCACTACCAGATGCAGGAATGACTTTTGAAATTCCTAAATTAACTCAGGTTCCAACAGTTGCTGAAACTGCTGAAGGTGCCGCACCATCACAAACTGACCAGTGCGCATGTTGAGCATCAATACGCCCGCGATTGCCTTGCCATCGGCGCTCTTAATTAATTCAATCGCACGATGCTCTTCTAGGCGGTGAATTCCACGGGCCCATACTTGCTCTGCTAAGCGATTTATGATTTCGATGCCAGTAAGGTCCCCCTTGTGAACGGTGCGATCAAAGGTTTGACCAGCAAATGCTTTTTGATGAATCGTGCCATCGGGGTTGCGATCAAAGAAGCAGCCCAGCTCATTTTCGAGCTCATGAATTCGTTCAACCGATTTAGTCACCAAGGTCCAAGCAAGTTCTTGATCGGATAGCCACTTACCGCCTTCAATGGTATCCATAAAGTGACGTTCAACCGAATCACCCTCAGCCAACGCAACGTTGTAACCACCTTGAACCATACGGGTGCAACCGCATTTACCCAAGAGGCCCTTCACCGCAATCGTAATATGCAAGTTGGGGTTGGCTTGATGCGCATGCAATGCCGCAAAGAGACCCGCCCCACCGGAGCCAAGAACCAAGATATCGGTTTTTATGGTTTCAATCGATGTCATAGCGCCCTTCTTTCTTTAGACAATGCCTAAGCTCTTTAGTACTGCTGCTTTATTACTTGTAACCTCAGACTTCACTTCTTGATAGATGCTGCCACCATGGCTATCCATGGCCACTAATAAAGGACCAAATTGATTAATCTTGAACTTCCAAAGTGATTCTGGGTTTAGATCATCGAGATCCACATCCTCAATCTGATCAATCCAAGTGGTCTCGAGCGCAGCAGTACCGCCAATAATGG